GGCCCGCTCGAAGTTGCGTCAGTTTTTTTTGCAATCGGCCCGAAGTTCGTCTCAATCAATAGCTGGCAGTCCTCCTGCTTTTCGCGCGCGCGGCTTTCCTGTCCGACAAAGGCGAACAGCTCGTAGAGCGCCCATTTAAGGACGGCCTCGCGGACGACCTCGTTTTCCTCGCTGTATTTTCCGCCCGCGCTCAAGACCATTCCCTTTACGGCAACCTTGCCCTTTAGGAGCGCACGCACCGCCACCGTGTCGTCGCCCAGCGTCAGCGTCTCCAAATCCTGCGCGGGAATCTCCGCTTTCAAGTCGTCAACAGTCAGTTCGTTTTCGCCCGCCATTTTCATTTCTCCCGTAAGAACAATTCTTGGCCGCAAATTTTCTTGAACTCGTTTTTATCGTAAGAAACAGAGCCGCCGTAGCCGTCCGTGGAATCGAATACCGCCCCGCAAAATGAGCCGTCCTTTCTGATTGTTCCTACGACAAAGTCGTCTTCCGCCACGCAGACCTTTCCGGATTCAAGCGTGTATTCATAGGGCTTCACTTTGAAAGCCCTTACCTTGAGTTTTGTCTTGTCGCTCATGACATCTCCCTTGCGTAGAAGCAATGTTCCGTTATTCCGAATTCTCCGTTTTCGCCGTGGCGCGTCCTGAACAAAAGCGGACGTTCCGACTTCACGGCTCGGATGAATTCGCCTTCGTAAACAAAATGGCCTTTGTCGATGTTTTTGTCGTAACCGGGCCAATCGACAATGCTTTGCAGGTGGTCGGAAAAAAGATATGTTTTACCTTTTTTTAACCTTTTGTCTTTGGCATACCCGATTATTTGAGGAGGAATCCACTTTTCGCAATTCTCAAAGCATAGTTGGTCGCAATCGTGAATTGTTTGCATTCTTCCGCAATTTGAACAGCTCTTTTTCATACGGTGAATGATAAAACATATTTAATGGCGTGAGGCTTTTGCTGGGGCATAAAAAAAGAGCCGCCCGTTGCGGGGCGGCTTGGTCGCGGCTGATTGAAATTTTTCAGGCGTTCAGCGCGAGGTCTATCATGTAGCGCGAAGTGGACTTTCCGGCAGCTTTCGCCTTCGCGTCTATGACGGCCTTTTCCTTAGGCGATATGCGGAAATTTATGTTGCAAGTTTTTCCGGCCACGCCGGTGGTTTTGCGGCCGGCGCCGATTCGCGCGCCGCCTCGCTTGCTTTTTTCTTCCGCCATAGTTAAATCACCTTGAAGATTTTCAGAACCGCTATGAGAACGATTCCGTTGATGATTCCCTGCATGACCGCCTTTAACAGGAAGTAAAGAATTTCTTCTTTTTTTGTTGACATAAAAGCCCCCTTGGGGTAAGATATGAGTACGCAAGAGCGGAAGTCCTAAAACCGCCGCTCTTGCTCCCCGCTAGCCGATTATCAGTTTAATGACAATCGCTGCAAGGATTTGGATAAGGCCTGCGATTAGCAGTTGGATTGCTTCTCGCAGGCATTTTTTTATCCATTTCTTCATACCTTTCTCCCTTTAACAAAGATTTGTTCACCGGAGCAACGCTCCTGATGGTTATAATATAGCGCCCTTTTAATAATTTGTCAATACATTTCAATAAAAAATTTTATAAAAAAAAGCCCCGGTTTCCCGGAGCTTGCGCCATTTATATAGCGGGTCTGTCAGGCGCGTCCCCGCCAAACACAATTCAGTTTCATTCAGCCGCGAACGTACCGTAGGCCAAGCCCTTGACGTTGACGAGCGGGAACGGCTTGCTCTTGGTGTAGAGCTTCATTCCGCGCTGGCCGCTTTCCTTCTCGGTGAACGAGTAAATCGGCACGGCGGCCTTTTGGACCACGTCGTCAAGGCGCAGGTAGCAGAGCTTCTGTCCAGCGTTGAGGGCGCGGTAGACGACTTCGCGGGCGCCGCAAACGCTCTTGGTCGTCTTTGTTCCGTTCTTGGCGGTGTCAACGTAGCTGTCGTTGTCCTCAAGAACCTTGTAGGGGCCGATTTGGAGCCAGCCGTCCTTGACGCTTTCGGTCTGCTTTGCGTCGGCCAAAAGGTCAATCATCTTTGCGTAAAACGCCGCGCACGCGACGAACTCGCCGGGGCCGCCCACGCCCTGGTCAACGGTCAACTGCCTGATGGCGGAAAGCTTCTGCACGGCAAGGCCGAGCGTGAGCTGCGAAACCTTTTCGGTGAACGAAACGCTCTTTACGGTTCCGTAGTTCACCTGGTAGCGCTCGAAGCCGCTTCCGGATTTCATCATGTAGTCGATGCTTCCCTTGTGGGCCTGGCAGCAAAGCGCGTTGACGGTGTTGCGCACCATGTCGGCGTGTTGCTCCAAGTAGCTGTCAACGATTTGGTTTGTTCCCAAGTCGGTCGCGCGGCCAAGCTCGTCGATGTCCACGGCCGAGATTTTGTCGTCAATCTCAATCGGCATGGGCACGATGTCGGTCACGTCCGCTCCGTGCTTTGGTGTCACGCCGGTGTCGCCCCGGACGATTACGGGAACGTTTCCGTACTCGCGCTTGAGCTCGGCGGACGCGATGTGCGTCGAGTTCTTGAGCTTCACCTGCTTGAAATATCCGCGAGCGTTGGAAATGTTTTCCGGCTGCGCGGCCACAACTCTTTCGATGTCCTCGCTCTTGATGGAGAGCGTTCCGTTGAAATACTTAGCCATCGTCTTTCTCCTCAGCAAAATTTTGTTTCAGACCAGCCGGCCTGAGCAAGGTAGATTCCCACGCCCGGAAGCTGGTCGCAAAGCTCGTCGCTCGCGGCGGCCTCTTCCGCGTCGGAATAGTCCAAAAGGCGGCTCTTGACGACAAGGCCGTGGACAACGACGGGAACCTTGTCAACCGCCGCGCTGGCGTGGGCGTCCACGTCTTCCAAAAGGACTGCGGCTGGAGTGTCCGAGTCGCCGGCGGGAGCGTAGCCGCTTTCGCCCTTTTTCAAAATTGTTCCGGCCTTGAGATTTTTGGCGCTGGCGGCCATAGTCACAAAGTCCACGATTGGCGGGTGTCCTGAATGGAGAACGCCGCGGTCAAAGAATTCCTCGACTTTCATTTCTTCCTCCTAAACTAAAGCTTGGCGGCGACTTTGCCCCAATCGGTTTCCTTGCCGCCCTCCTTTTTGTCGCTGAACTCGCCGGCGTCAAACTGGCGGGCCGTCACGTCGTCCTTTTTCGGGGCCGCGACGAGGCCCGAGACTACGTCGCTGAAAACTTCGAGCGCGGATTTTTCGCTCTTGTTTCCGTCCTTGTCGCTGAACTCGAACGAGTCCGAAGCGGAGGCGAGAACAGAGGCGACCTTATGGACGCCGTCCTTCAAGCCCGCCGGAATGTCCGAGAACTTGTCGCAAACGCCCTTGACGAGCGCTTCCTTTTTGGCCGCCTTCAATTCAGAAATTTCTTTCTGCATGTCGGCGAATTCAGGCGAGTCGGAGAACTTCTCCTTTTTGTCCTCGCCGCCCTTTGTTTCGGCGGCCTTGGCGGCGTCTTCCTTGAGCTTCTTGTTTTCAGCCTCAAGCGCCTCCATCTTTTTCTTTTCCTCATCAGTCATGGGGATTTCCTCCTGATAGTTTATAGCGTCGTTGAAGTCGAACACTTCAACGCTGTCGCCGTCTGAATAGCAGCTTTTGACCATAAGCTGCTCCAAGCCCGGAATTTTGGGCGGGGTCGCGCCGCAAATGGCGAGCGAATGAAGGTAGCGCTTTCCGTCGCTGGCCCTCTTGGGAATCGTGACGCTCCAGCCCTTGTAGCAACCGCCGCCGTCGTCCTTGTCCGAAAACTGCTTTTCCAATTCCGGGTGCAGCATGACCTTGCCCACAAGAACCTTTTCGCCTTTGCGCTTGGGGTCGTCGTAAATTCCGTCAATCGCCAGCACGTCCCCGAACTTTGGAAAGCCGTCGCCTCTCGCCGCGTCGTGCCCGATTGTGATTGGCCGCGTTGGCGCGAACGTCTCCGCGATTTCGCCCAAGTCCTTTTCCGTGATTCTGGCTCCGTCCTGCCCGAACGTTCCCGTCCTGCAGAGCTGCCAAGTGCGTATATTTTTCATGCTTCCAACATTACCGCGACAGGATTTTTGCGGGGCTACCGCTGGGGAAAGCCGGAATTTAAAAAAACGCCCCCAGCGCGTCGCCAAGGGCAAAATCGAATAAGTTTGCGTTTAAAAATTGTTCACCGAAATTCACCGCCTTTTTTGAGCGGAGAGCGGTTTTTTAGGTTGATTTTAAGGGTCGGATTTGGCTTTGTTTTGGGATTATGGCGAAAAAGGGGAATTTTGGGCAAAAAAAGCCCCGGACTTGCCGCCGAAAGCTGCGCTTGCGCTACAACATAACCAAGAGGTCTTTATGGACGAAGAAAAAAAACTTACAAGAAACGAGCGCGTTGTAAAACTTGCGAAAGCGCTCGAAGAAAGCGGCTATAAAATCAAAAGCTTGGAATTCCTTGTTGACGACAATCCGGACGATGAAAGGACGGCATCCCAAGTCGGAATGCCGTTTTTGAAGCTTACGCTGTCGGTTTAAAACCGCGTCCAAAACTTGGATTAGTAATCGCTTGCATCATCTTTTCGACAACTTCGACGGCTTTGTTTGCGTCCAGAGTGCCGATGTTGTTGGAAGGATTCGCAAGGATTGTCTTGAACAATTCCAGCTTCATCTTTTCATTGTCCGCTGTCATGAATAACCTCCTGCGAAAATTATAACCTGATAGACGAAGCAGGGCAATAAAAAAGCCCCGGCTTGCGGGGCTTAGATCAATGAGTTGCGTAAATGCAACTTTCAGGAAAATTCATCGAAATAATTTTTTTCTTTGCAATGTAAAGCATTTGCTCTTTTTCTTTTTCATCAGTTTTCAAAAAACCTTCTATTTCTGAAAAAGAAATTTTGGAGGTTTCTGTATCGATGACGATAATTCCTGACAAACCGGCCGCAGAGAAACTATAGTAAATTTTTGAGCCTTTTCTCAATGTCAGCTTGAATGCTATCATCTGTCCAACCTCCTTTAGTTTTATATTCCCACGGATACTTTTTATCCGCAAGCAAATGTGCTTTACGATAATCATAACCGTATTCTTCCATAATTGTCAACTCTTCAAGCTCATGTTTTATCAACATAATATCCAAGTCGGTTGGTCGTCCTTGCTCCAAAGCTTCCCAAGCATGGGCTATTTCAGGACTTTCATCAAAGCGAACAAATCCTTTCTCAAGATTGTGTCTTGCGATAAAAATGTGGTTTCTGACCTTTGCAACTTCTTCGGTTGAAAGTCCTGAGTTTTTTGCGACTTTAGCAATATCCGCTTCCGCATCTATGTTTCTTATTCGTTCGTAGGTACGCTTTGCGTAAGCTTCTTTTTCTTCGTAGGATTTGTCAAGTATTCCTCCGAAACTGCCGCCTGTCGCTTTTCCCACTCCCAACGCAATCTTCGCCGCCTCAATCTCCCCCTGCACGCCAAACTGCTTCGCCTGGCGGACTTGGCTGTCCAACTCCTTCCACCAGTTGTCGCTGTCCAAAGGGTAGGAGCCGAATCCTTTTGCGGGGCTTTCGGCTTCGTCTAGGCCGCTCCATTCTTCCGGCAATTCGGCTTCGTCGTAAATGGCACGGATTGTCGAGCGGCAGTTGAAGTGCAGCGGCGGAAAGTGCGACTGCCAAAAAGGGTCGCCGTAAGGCCGAACGATTCCGCTGAGAGAATGGCAAACGTCCGTCTGCCTGGCGTCGTCGATTCCAACGAACTGCAGGGCCAGCGGCTTGTCCGCCTCAAAGCCCATCGCGCGGCCGACGTTGTAGGCGGTCTGGACGTTGGTTCTGTAAACAGTCTCCCAATACCAGCCTTGGTTCGGCCCCATTCCGATTTTATTCAAGATGTCGGTTTTTGTGAGCGAAAGAAAATCCTTCAAGCCCTTGCCGCCGTTCACGTTGGCGAGCATTTCCGCGTTGAGCCTTTCCAAAAGCTTTCCGTCGTTGATCCTTGACGCGGTGAACGCACGGAATTTCATCTTGTCGCTAAGCTTGTCGTAGTCAACTTTTTTTATAACGCCGCGCTTCTTCAAGAATTCCACGGCCTCGTGGTAGGGCATGTTCTCTATGTCCTCGGCGGTCGGCTCCGCGAATTCCGGCTTTCTAACTGCGGAATCCAAGCCCATCATAAGCGAGCGGGTGAAAAGCTTCGCCGCTTCTCCCATCGCCGCCCAGTCCGGGTCAAGGACTTTCTTTGTCCGCAGGATGTCCGGATTTTTTTCCGCTTCCTTGATGTAAGCCTTGATTCGCTCCGCGTAGCTGTCGGAAATGTTTAGCCAGGCGGCGGTAGAAATTCGGTCAAGTCTTTTGGCAAAGCCAAGCTCCGCGAGCCGTTTGGGGTCTACCGCCGATTCTGAAAAAAATCGTCCTTCCCCTTGTCGCTGAATCCGAACGACGGCTGCGCCTTTATAAAAGCGTCCTTTTCGTCCACAGGCTCCGGCAAATGGATTTTGTTGTAAAGCGCCTTTAGGCTCACGGGAACGCCTCGGTCAATCGCGTCGCGAATCACTTCCCACGGAGCGAAGTCCGTTGAGTCAATGTCGTATCGCGGCGCAAGCTCGCCGGGAAAGTTCAACTCCACAAAAGCGTCAACGAGCAGCTGGTCCGACTGCTGCAGCTTGTAAGCGTCGCCCTTTACAAGGTTGTCGTATGTCTGGACGTGCTCTTGTCCCTGCGCGTGCGTTCCGTATTGCGCGGTGTTGGTCGTCAAGGCTTGGCCAGTTATGGTGTAGGCTATTTCTGTGTCACAAAGTTCCACGATTTTGTTGAAGTCGTTTATCTGCGAGCTCACGACTTTGATGTCCTTTACGTTGCCGAACGCGCCTGACGAGCCGCTTTCCCAGTTCTGCAACGCCTCTGTCAGATTCTTGGCGCGTTTTTTGGCCTCGTCCTCGCTCTTGGTTTCAAAAATCGCCAGTATCGACGGAACGCCGCAAAGCTCCGCGGCCATTGCCCAAAACTTCACGCCAAGCTGCTTGAACTTCCAAAAGGCGTAGGCGCTGCGCAAGGCCGGCCGGCCCCACTGGTTAAGCTCGCCGTCATCGTTGCGGTGGATTATGAATTTGCGCTTGTCGCCAAGGACGATGTTTTGCGCGGTCAAAACCGGCGTTCCCCATTCGCGCTCGACATGCTGCGGAAAGCTCAACGCCGTTCGCGGAATCGAAACAAAGCCCGTCGGAACGTACCAGCCGCCCTTGAATTCCCAAACGACTTCGCAAGCGGCGATTCCGTAAGGCACGGCGTTCAAGAGAATGTTGTTCAGCTTGTAAAAGGTGTTGAACGTCAAAAGGTTTTCGCAAGCCTCGTTTACGGCCTTGTTTTTGCTTTCGCTGAATGAGCCGTACATTTGGAGAACCTTGTTCTTGCGGTCAACGACAAGCGAGTCCACGCGCGCGTCGTCCCGCATTTCCTCAAAAATGCTTTCGCGTTCCTGAACGGAGCCAATCCAGTCCTGCGTGTCCGACACGTAGGACGCTATGCTCCTGAATGAGTTCAAGTCTATGACTCTGCTTGTAACGTTGTTTGTCCTCGCCATAAAATCACCGTCCTTTATCGCCAAATATTCTTGTCTTTCTTTTGCGCAACCGTGAACGTCGGAGCGGGGTCAGCCGCGCATTCCCGCCAAGCGCAAACGCAAAGCATGGCCGCGCTCGCGCCGTCTCCGTGCCGCTTTCCCTTCAAGTCGCGGTCTGCCGTTCTAACTGCCGGAATCGTGGGGATCCCGTTTTTCAACACGACCAGCGCGAAGTCCGCCTTGATTGTCTCGTCGTCAGGAACAGTGAAGTCCGCGCTTTCCATAAGGCCGTGCAAGTCGCTTCCGTACTTGGCGTACCAAGCGGGCGTTTCCATCACCTGGATCGCCGCGCCCGGATGCCGCAGCATTGCGTGCTCGCCGATTTGCTGGCCGTTTCCGCGCGAGTCAACCGCAAGCCCGCCGAACGTTCCGCACTCGTCAAGAAAGTCCGTGGTCAAATCGTTGAAAAACTGCTGCTGCTCGAACGGCGCGTTTTTAAGCTCGACGATGAGCCGCGCCTCTAGCCGCGTCTTTCCGATTTCTTCCGCGAACCAATATGTCGTCAAGTCTCCGGAGCGTCCGAAGTCGTTCCCGCCAAAAATTTGGCCGCCGACCGCTCCCAAAAGCGGGCGCACTTCCTGGTTGAAAAATTTCTCGATCTCGCGGTTCTTGTAGCCGTCGCCCTTGTGAAGAAAGCTGTCCGGGCATTCAAGCCGGCGAATCTGGCACGCGCCTTCGTCCGCCGTCGCGTGGTCAAGCAAGCCGCGTCCAAAGTAGCGGTCGCCGCTCGCCCTTGGAACTACGTCCAATTCCTCGTCAGGATTGTTGGAATAAATCCTGTAGATTCTCTCAACGAATTCCTTTTCCGCTTTCTCGCTCCATTTCTTTCCTTGCGTCAGGCAAATTCTTTTGAACAAGCCTTGCTCGATGGATTCGCGAAACGTTATGCGATGAAGGCTCCACTCTGTTTCCTTTCCCGCCTTGATGTCCTTAATCAAAAGATTAAAAGGGTTGTCGTCGCCGTTGTGCGTAGATATCACGCGAATGCGGCCGCCCCAAATCACCAAAGCCTTGGCCGCCTGCATTACGCTCTCCAAGTCGTCAAAGAACGCCGCTTCGTCGATGACGACGTTTCCCTGCTTGGAGCGCAGCGAACGCGACACGCCAGGCAATCCCATGATTTCCGCTCCGCTGGAAAAAGTTATCCTGAAAGTAGTGATGGACTTGTCGGGGTCTTCCAAAAGCGGCTCTTCCTTTTCCTCGATTTCGCTCACCGCGTAGCCGAGCTTCTTGGCCCATTCGCCCGCGTCCTCGATGTACTGGCGGCAGTTGTCCTTGTTGAAGCTCATGTAGTAGGTGTTGCTCCAGCCTTCCGCCGGAGCCGCGTCAAGAACCGAGTCGGCTGAGTCCGTCCAAGAGATTCCGCAGCGCCTGTTCTTCTCTATGATTTTGAGGTCGCTTCTGTCTTCAAGCCATTTCTTTTGGTAAGGCAAAAAGATTTCAAGCCCGCCCGCGCTCTCATTTTTCCGGCGTCTTTTCGTCATAGGCCACCTTCAAATTCATAATCTTCGCCTTTACGAATTCAACGCGCTCGTCGCTCCAGCCGGCTTTCTTTCCTTCGGTCTCCACGGTCTTGGCCGCCTCGAACAAGCCCTTCTTGTAGCCGCGTTCGTATTCCAACTTTACACGCGCGATTTTGGTCTGCGCGTCGGTGTTGCGGACGACGGCCTTCAAAAGCTCTTCCGGCGAAATCGTGGAAAAGTTCTCGAACTTGTTCACTTCCTCCAAGAGCTTAGCCTGGACAAGCTGGACGCTCGCCTCGGCGATGTTCAAACCGGGCGTTTTGTCAAGCTCGTTGACGATGGCCACGGCCTTTTTGGCGCTGTCCTTGTAGGCCTTCATCTGAGCGGCTTGCCCTATGAGCGTGCGACCCACGCCGCTCTTGGAAATGTCGTAGCCTTCCTGCTTGAGAATTTCGGTTATCTGCTTGTGGCTCATTTTGTCGTTGAAGTACATCTTGCAAATGCGCTCGACAAGCCCCTGCATTTCAATCTTGTTTCTTTTAGGCATCGTCCTACCCCTGCTTTTTTTTCATCTCGGTCTTGATGTCCGAAAGGCTCGCCTTTATCCAACCCAAGTCGCTGGAAAGAGTGGTTATGAGGCGCGTGTTTTCGATTTGCATTTGGCTCACCTTGGCGCCAAGCGCGTTGATGTCGGTCGCGTTCTTGTCGATGTCCTTTCGCATTTCCTTTTGCTCGCTTTCGGACACGCCCCTGTCATGCCCCAGCTTGATGAAAATGCCGACAAAGCCGGCTATCGTCACAACGCCGCTTACAAGCGAAACTATCATAGACCACTTTTCCATTTTTTACCTCACCTGCTCAAAAGCCAAAGGCTCACGCCTTCACCGACCGCTATCACAGCCGCCGTTATCGCCGCCGCTCTCCAGAACGCCTCCGCTCTTTTTCGCTTCAAGAAGGATTTGTTCAATTCGTTGAACTCCTTCCTCAATTCGTCCAGCTGCGTCCGCAACGCCTTCGCGATTTCCGTCAATTCTATCACCGATTTCTCGGAGCTCTCCGACGTCTGCAAGGCTTGCGTCAATTTTTCTTCCAACGCCTCGCATTTCTTCCGCCACGCTTCCGAGCCCGCTTTCCAGCTTTCCGACTGCTTCCTTAGCAGACTCGCTTCCAGCCTCATAGCGTTCAGCTCTTTTTCTATCAGCGTCGCTTGCTCTCGCGTGAGAACAACCGCGCCAGAACCCGAGCGCGAGGCTTGCGCAAACGCAGAGAACAAAAAGACCGACGCGCAAAAAAACGCCGCGAGCCGCCTCATTCATTTTCCCGCCCCGGCGCTTTCGCCGCTTGGCTCCGCTTCGTCGCCCTCAACCTTTAGGCCGAGTTTTTTGTCCAGCCATATAGAGCGGTAGACCGGCGAGCACGCCACGACGAAGAACGCTCCGCTCGCGATGATTTCCTTTGCGTCAAGCCCGAACGTCTTTCCTGCAAAGAAAACCGGAATCAATCCTTTGGCCGCAAACAACAAGGCCACCCAAACAATGGCGACGACAATCGCCAACAAGCTGACGTCTTTCGCTTTCATATGTTTCCCCCTTGAAAACTCTTAAACGGATTGACCTTGTGGCCCATCTTTATTGGAAAGCCGCAAGGCCGCAGCAGCTTCATGAAGTCGGCGGCGGGCATTTCGACATCGTTTCCGCTTTGGATTTTGTATTCCGTCCGGTAGTCGCCCCACGAGTCGTCCAAGACAAAATGCGTGAGGTTTCCGTCTTCGTCCGTCCTAAAGCCGACGACCGCCACGACATGCCCGATGGTTTTCTTTCCCTCCGCCGTGAATACTCCGGAAGCGACAAAGGCGCCGCCGTCCATGATGATTTTTTCGATGTCTCGGATTTCCCAATTTTCGCCAAACTCAATCGCGTCCTTTTTGCCGGACAAAAGCCCTCGAACGCGCAAAAACTTGTTGGCCCCGCAAGCTAGAACCGGGTGCCACTCGTTGGCGTCGTGCCGTCCAATCGGGTCAAGCTTTCTCCAAAGGGCCAGCGTCTCGCCGTCCGAAAGAATGAAGCGCATGAGCGCGTCTTCCGGCTGGCCGTCCTCGTCTGTGACGAGCCTTTTGACCGGCCACCCCGCCGCCGAAAGCGCCGCGATCACCGAAGTGACGTTGCACGCTCCGTAAGGCTTGAGCCTGTTGTTCCGCTGAGTGTAATAAGGCTTGTCTTGGGAATTGTTCACTTTTTGCATTCCGCCACCCTCCGCGAGTTAGTGTAGCGGACAAAAAAAAATCCCCAGCCACCGCTGGGGAAGGGTTTAGATTAGTTTATACAAAAAAGACTGTTCCGTAAGTGCATTTACCTGAAATAAGAATGGCGATAAGCGCAAGTAGTAAAATACCGTTAATGATTATAACAAATCTTATCCAGTTAAAGATTCTTTTTGTCATAATACAAATGAATTTTGTAAATAAGATAAATAGATTTGACATGCAGATAAGCCACAAATCGCCAACAAGCAAAGTTTTTATAACGTCCAAAACCCTAACATTCTGCAATAAATTATCAAGGACACTGATACCGCCGAATATTACAAATGAAAGGGCTGTAAAAATCGAAACAAGGGAAATGAGTTGAGTTGTAATGTCTTTTTCATACTCTCCGACTTTTTGTTTAATAGTGTCATCGGTTAAATGGCCAATATCCTGCTTTGTTTGGTTATAAACAGCCCTTTGTGTGTTCGCAAGATTGCAATGGTCATATAGTTTTATAAGCAACTTATATTTGGCTTGGGATATTGTCACGATTGATTCTTTTAACGCTTCATCAGAAATTTGATAATCTTTTTTATTTGAATCTTTCTTAATTCTATCAACTATTGTTTTTACATTCCCCATAACAAAAGTGATTTTATCTTCACTTTTTTCTCTGAGAATTGCAGAACTAATGGCTGAATATAAAAATCTATCATATTTTTTTGAAAAAGTATTAAACTCTTTCATCCATTCGACAAAATCAAAGTCAGAATTATTTACTGTTAGATTTTTATATAAAGAAAACTGAGCTTCCTTCTGCTCTGAAAGCTCAGTATCTTGAGAAAAGCCTATAGCTTTTTCTGATTCAAAAAACGCTGAATTATCATCCATTCTTTTTAAAATATCCAACTATTGAATCTTTAGAGATTACAGACTTTGGGCCTATTCTTCTTGCCGTTACCCAAGGGCTCTGTTTATGAGTAATTTCGACCAATTGAAAAGTTGGAAAGTTTTGGCAGTAATCGAGTATGCTGTCTATATATCCAGACACCGCCTTATTCAAATTAGGAGCGGCTTCGTCTGAAATAATGTCTAAGCTGCCAAAAACTTTATAAGCATAATACACTGCTGGAACTACAGGTCCAAAATCCCATGCTTCCATTTCATCTTCAAAGCAAGGGTTGCCGGTTTCTACGAGAACTTTGGCTTGTACAAAATAAAGAAGTTTCTGCAAGCGAAGATTTGTGATTTCCCGCCCGTTGCTGTGCTCATGGTTTATCACGTACTTCGCGACTTCCAACGCACTGTATGCCATGTTTTTCGGCTTCCTTTCCAAGCAAGCGCTTGGCATTTATAAAACATTCTGCGGAATTCTCGGAATTTCCGCAAAACTTAGGAATTCCTATTTTACCACAAGTTGCCAAAAAATGCAAAGGAATTCCTCATTTTTCTGTTGCCGCATTATACCGCAACCCCCGCCCCCAGCGCAAGCCCCGCGCCGGGACGGCGGCCCCCCCCCTTACATCCCCAGCCGCGACACAACCCCGCGGACCAAGTACAAGGCGCGCAAGTCCTTCTTGTCCACGTTGGTGTCGCCCGCGTAGTCGGGGTTGATGGAGCGCAGGATGATGTATTCCTCGGTCTTGCCTGGGTGGACGGTCTTGACCACCCGCCAAGCGTCGGTGATGACAAGGTAAATCTCGCCCCACAGAAT